GTCAAGGTTAGAGCAGTTTTCTTTCTAAGACATCTAGTGTACTAGAACGTACACTCGATCCTAATATGGGTACACACCTCTCACGAGGATATACTACATATAAAGGATTCCCAACTACTTTAGTCCACAAAGGATTAAGGTCAATAGGTATATACTTCTTAAAAGAAGGAGATACCTTAGTTGCGAATTGAGCTGCTTTCTGGTCGAAAGCACTAGTAGGAGACATCTGGTAATACCAGTTGTTCTTACTATCAAGGTTGCCCACAGAGTAATTCATACTTTGTAGCCGCCCGTTATAGCTCATCATAAAAGATCTCTTATTATCTTCGGATTCCAAGGATAGGTATAAATCTATACGAGTATCAAGTTTGATACCCTCAGGATTGAAACCACATCCACCGAGCTCCTCAGGAATTCCTTTAACAATATCGAAGATTCGACGTTGTCTAGGTTTCATAAGAGCACGGAATCCATGTCCAAAATGTTTTGCAAGATCCAAAAATGAATCGTCTGATACATGTCTCCACTTAAGTTGAGGTATTACCTCATCTTTCGTGATGATCTTACCAGCGAATTCAGTAAGGATATCAGAAGAAATTGATTTCTGCGGTGAAAATGGAATATCCATATCACTAAGGAACTTCATATACTTCTGATGCAAGATATCATCAAGAATGACAACATCATCACCTAAGACATAGAATAAACCATCATGAGCATAGTTGTTTAATGCATAAAGCATAAAACCATGTGTCATAGCAAATGTCGCAAAGGACGGGTACAAACCTAAGGGTTGACCTGTTTTCCATGAGATATTGCCATGTTCGGTCAAAGATGTTAGCCAGGTTGATTTGGATAAGTCCAAAAACAACTTGATAGCATCAATTCTGTGAAACATAGAAAACAACAGCTTTTCTTGTAACAGGATAGGGAAACGATCAGTAGCATTTGATAAATCAATTGCGTGAGCGACCTTACCTTGAGCAAGATGTTGATGGATGGAGTTATATGGAAGTGTTTGATTGTGAGTACAATCCCAGGGTAGCGAAGCTAACCTGTTATATAGTACATCACCAAGAGGTTTTAATGCTGCTTGATAAACTCTGGCAGGATTAGCTACAGCTCTCAATTTGAGACCTGGCTCTTGTATCAAAC